AAAAACAGATTTTACAATTCCTCCTACACCTACAGGCTTTAGTGTAACTGCATCGTACACTTCTTTTATATTAGCTTGGGACAATCCTCAAATGAGTAATTTCGCTTACACAGAAGTATGGCGAAGTGCTAACTCAAGTATAGGTGACGCAATTAAAGTAGACAGCACGACTGCTTTTGTTTGGTCAGAAGAAGTAGGCTACGCTAAAACATATTATTATTGGGTGCGTCATGTAAGTACTTCAGATATTGAAGGGCAGTACAGTTCTTCTGGCAATGGCACTACTTCTATTGATATAGCCGCAGTTATGTCTAATCTTACGCAAACATTAGCTGATTTACCTGGGTACAGTACTTTAACAAGTTTAATTAGTAGCTCTACTGGTACTGCAGCTACGGTCATTAAGTCTGCTTCTGCGCCTACACAACGTGCTAATGGGGATGCATTGACCACGAACGATATTTGGTATGACACGGACGACGGTCAAGTGCATACACGTAACGCAGCTAATAATGCTTGGGTTGCAGTTAGAGATGCTACGTTAGTTAATTTATTTGGTGCTACTAGTTTTACAGGTAGTACTTTAAGTGCTGCTATGGCATCAGCACAAAGTGATGTAGTTACTTTAACTAGTGCTAACACATCACGTGTTAGTGAAATTACTAACTTAACTTCTACTGTAAATACCAAAGCCAAAACTTTTGTCCAGACTAGTGCGCCTACTGCTACAGCTATTGGAGATATTTGGATTGATTCAGATGACAATAATAAATTGTATCGTGCTAGTGCTGTAGGTTCTAGTAATTGGGTGGCAGTTAGGGACACAGCTAATGATAATTACCCTAGGGTTTTTACACAAGCAAGTGCTCCTACTGCTATTAATACTGGAGACTTATGGTTTGATAGTGACGATAGCAATCGTCAATACAGATGGGATGGATCTAACTGGGTGCAAGTGCGTGATGTAACAAGTCAGGCTGCTATTGCAACGGAAGCAACTACTAGAGCTTCAGCAGACTCGGCTAATGCGACTTTAATTACTAACTTAACTGCGGTAGTAGATGTTAAAACTCAGACTTTTGTACAGGACAGTGCTCCTACTGCAGTAGCTACTGGTGATCTTTGGGTAGATTCTAACGACAATAACAAGCTGTACAGATGGAATGGATCTAGTTGGGTAGCAGTTAGAGATACTTTAAATGACAATTATCCTAGAGTGTTTACCCAAACATCAGCCCCTACTGCTGTAAATACAGGCGACATTTGGTTTGATACTAATAGTACTCCTGCTAATACACAATACAGATGGGATGGATCCAGCTGGGAAGCTGTAAGAGATTTTGTCACTCAGGCTAATCTTGATACAGAAGCTACTACAAGAGCAGATGCAGACACAGCAGAAGCTTTAGCTAGGTCAACGTTATCTGCAACAGTAACCACTAAAACTCGTACTTTTGTACAAACATCAGCCCCGACAGCTACTGCTGTAGGTGATTTATGGATAGATTCTGATGATAACAATAAACTATATCGTTCTACCGCAGCCAATAATTCCAGTTGGGTAGCAGTTAGAGACACAGCTAATGATGGCAAAACAACTGTGTTTACTCAAACAAGTCAACCCACCGCAAATAACACAGGGGATCTTTGGTTTGATACAGACGATAGCAATAAACAGTACAGGTGGGACGGAAGTAATTGGCAAGTAATTAGAGATGTTTTGACACAGGCTAGTGTAACTACAGTGCAAAACGCAGTAGCTAATGGTACGTCTGCAGAAGCTGGTTACGGAGTAGCAGTTAATGCCAACGGCGCAGTAGCTGGCATGTATTTAATGGCAGCAAGTGATGGTACGTTAAACAATAATACTTCTACATCAAACATAATATTTGAAGCAGGCCAGGTAACGATACGTGACCCAAACGCTGGGGGAACTAACATAGTTCCGTTTACTGTACTTACAAGTACAGATGGTGCTGGTAACCCGAAGGGCGTGTACATTAACCAAGCATTTATAAAAGCAGCTTCTATTACTTCAGCACAAATTGGATCTCTTAGTGCAGATCTTGTAAACGCAGTAAATATAAATGCAGGCTCTATAGATTCTGGTACTTTGTCGGCGGCTCGTATTAGTACTGGCTCTATTACTACAGATAAACTGCAGTTTGGTAATGGTACTGTAGTCACGTCCAGCGGTTCAGGAGCAAATGCAATACTTACAATTGCTAATGGAGGAGTAATTGTAGACCATATTGGAGCTAACCAGCTAGGTAGAATGGCTTCTGTAGATAATCTAAACCAGTCTTATACTAATTATACTTCAGGAGCTTTGGCTAGTTTTGTAGCTAGTAGTCCTTTTCACTACTACACAAGTACAAGTGGTGGCGGTAAAGGCTTTGGAGGTACTACTACCTATATCTATATGGGAGGAGCTGCCGGAGGGCAGATTAGCTTAGATATTCTAGGAAACACAATTCTTGAGACTGGTACGTATGTTATAACTGTGCACATGAAAACTACTGGAAGTACAAGTAGTGCTGCAAGATCTGCGTTTGCGGTGAACGTAACAGAAAGCACGAGCAGTACCTCTGTAAACACAGATACTACTTCTAGCTTTTCTTCTTGGGCCACTGGGGAAATGACAGGTAGTTTTGGAGCGCATTTTGCCGGCAAGATTAGGCAAGAACAACTTACATTTACAGCGGGTCGTAGCTATAGAGTTACTGCTTATTTTTATGGAAGAAGTATAGGCAATCCACCTGGTGGCGGTACTCCTACAGTAAGCAGCTTTATAAATGTATCGAGGGTGAATAAAAGCTCATGAGTAATTTAATAGCAGGAAAAAGGTATACAAAATATAAAACCGCTACTGGTGAAATAACCGGTGAGTTTGGCACTAGTGATTCAAATCAACCATTTTCTAATTTTGTTGGGAGTGACGAAAGCTATATAGAAGGATCTTATGACGGTACTATGTTCAAAATTTCTGGTGGTAAAGCCGTATCAATAGGAATAACTAAACGTCGAGAACAAGCTATAGCTGAAATGAAAAGCGAAAGAGCAGAAAGATTGTTAGAAAGTGATTGGACTCAAGGCGCTGACAGCCCTCTTAGTGATGCTAAAAAAACAGAATGGGCTACGTATAGGCAAGCGTTACGGGATTTACCTACTACTCATGCTAAAATATTAACAATAGATAATGTGATATGGCCCGAGGAGCCTAGCTAATGGCGTATACAAGACAAATACTTAGTAGTTTAAGTGATTCAGACTTTGATCGTTTGTATGACGAAGACAATATCATTGAAAGTTATTACAAATCTGCAAGAGATTGGGACCCTTCAGACATAAAAACTAATTTAAAAAAAGATTTTATTGATGCTATAGCCGCTTCTAATCAATATGTTGTAGGTTATTACGACGATGACTTGCTTATACAAATACAATTTTTAACTAAGACAAATGAATTTGATGGTCAAACTAGAGCACTTGTAGGGCATGTGTTAAAGGCTAAGAATAAAAGCGATACCAAAAGTTGGATCTATGACGCAAGTATTGCAAATGGTATGACTCCTACAGCTAAAGCATTACACGCGGAACAAGATGTTATAGGTTTATTTTTAGAGACTCAAACTAAAGATATGTACGACCTTATAAAAGCTGGGGCTAACAGCGATCTTAATCTAACTGAAATACAACCTTACAACGCTGCAACTAACATAGCTGTATTTGTAACGGATTTTGGATTCGAATAGATAACTGAGGTAAAATAAAACTATGAAACGACCAGGAATGAAACTAAAAAAGAAAGGCGTGTCTAAAAGACAACAGCGTTCTATTGACAAACTTCCCCAGGACAGACGTGCATTTGTAAAACGTCGTATGCTTATGGGCGACAACCTTAGGCAAGCCAAGAAACGTGCTAAGCCTATAAACGCCTAAGACAATGGAAGAAGCTATCAAGCTCATTAATGAAGTGGGCTTTCCAATAGCAGCGGCCGGCGGCTTAGGTTGGTTTATTTACAAGCTTGTAATAAGAATTGTGGATGGCATGGAAGCAAAACTAGACGTTGTAGACGAAAAAGTTGCAGGGCAAGTAGCTGGGATAGAAGAGCGTCTTGGCACAAAACTTGACTCTCAACACGGTATACTTGTAGCATTGATAGACAGAGTGCGTAGTCTTGATAATGAAATCATACGTCAAGACACCATGATTAAAACAATTTTAGGAGTACCTAACTTAATAGATACAGACAAAATAGCAAAAGCAGATAGAGATGACCAAAGAAAAGATTAAAAAGAAACGCGGAAGACCTAGTAACGCTGAGTTAAAGCGTAGGAAGGATGAAGCTGAAAAAACTTTAATTATCCGTGTTGTAGCGGTTATCGGTATTATTTTAATGCTTGGTATTTTTGTTCAAAGTGTTACTGCTGATGAGTTAGTTCATAAATTTTCAAACCCTAGCTTTAGCGGTATTAATCAGTCCGCACACTACCTAACAATTGATGAACAAGAACGTACGCGTAAAGAAAAGATTGCTGAAAAAATTCAAGAAGAGTTAGAAGACGCAGAACGTGAAGCAGAGAATACTGTTCTTGCTAAATTTATTAGAAATCTAGAATCACGTATTTATTCTACTTTAGCTAAAGATATTTCAGAGTCTTTATTTAACTACGAAGGAAATCCTACTATAGATAATCCTATTTCAGGAGAGATAAATCTAGAAGGTAATATATTAAGATGGGTTAATAATGGTATTACTATTACCCTTACAATAGAAGAATGGTTCGACGGAGTACTTATATCTACCACCGAAATTGTTATACCTATAGGAAGTTTCGGAGGCTGTTGGACAGATTGCGATAGCGGGTAATCATACATGAGATCCTTAGCTGTAGCTGCGTGCGTATTTATAATGTCTGGGTGTACTAGCCTAGCATTTCAAGAACAAACTAATTGCATTGATTTATTAATATGCCCAGAGGGACCTAAAATTGTCCCTAGTTCGGCACACCAACTTTTAAATTTACCCGCCCCTAATACTCAAGCTGTTGTTGCAGTGTACGAGTTTCCTGATGTAACAGGTCAAAGAAAGTCAAAAGATAACGTAGCTAGTTTTAGTACTGCAGTTACGCAAGGTGGTTTAGATATTTTAACTGAAGCCTTACGTGATGCTGGCAGAGGCAGCTGGTTTGTAGTGGTAGAGCGAGCAGGCTTAGATAACTTAAGTCGTGAACGTCAACTTATAGTAAATACAAGAAAGACTTATGATGGTGAAGAAGGTAATACTTTGAAGCCTTTGCTGTACGCAGGCATGATCCTAGAAGGAGGTATTGTAGCGTACGATTCTAATATACGTACAGGCGGTGTAGGAGCCAGGTACTTAGGCATAGGTGCAAAGAATCAATACAGAGAAGACGTAGTAACTGTATCTTTGCGAGCAATATTAGTACAAACAGGAGAGGTCCTCCTTAATGTAACTACGACTAAAAATATTTTATCAACAGGAGTGGGTTCAGACTTATTTAGATTTTATGAACTGGGTACTGAACT